TCTGGCCGATTCACGCGCATATTCAATAGCTGGGCGCGGGTCCTCAGAATTCAAAACAAGGTTGAGCAACTCTTTTAGGATGCCTCGTACATAGGGTGACGTATCCCTGCGAACAACCTGAAGACCTTTGATATCAATCTTTTTGAATACAACAGCATTCCCCTTCTTTTCGTACATTTTTGCAGCGTAACGCTTTTTCGAATACAGAAAATACGGAAAATAAACTTTCTCGAGCTCGAGATCATTCGGAGCCTTGAAGAGCTTTGTACACTGCTCCGCGGCCTGTTCGCCGAGTTCCCACGAGTAATCAATCGCCTCCTGGCCCTTGCGACCTTGAACATCAAACTCGACCATGACACTATCTGTATTCTTAACAATCATCTGTCCAACACCGGCCTGAAAAGTACCGGCCTCGGTTTCAAGGTCGTAGACGTAACCGTCCCAAGACTCGTGCAGGACCGAGATCTTCTTGATAGCCAGTGTATTGCGTCTGAATGGTTCATTACTCCAATTTATTTGCACCGCGTTATTAATTGGATTTATGTTCAAAGAAACATTATACCCAAGTTTTTTCAATTTCATGTAAACTATCTGTGCATATTTGCGAGTGAGTTGAAAACACTGTTTTCTAGGGTATTTGTTTTGAAGTGACTCTTTTGTATCAAATATTTTAAAAAATGGATCATACTCTCCCCCAAAGTTGACCTCTTGTCCATCAGGCTTTCCTGTCCAAGTTGAAACGTCTTCTGGCCATGAATGTAAAAGTTCTCTTCCTTCCCAAACTTCAGTAGGTTTCACAAGTTCTACATCAGGTGTAAGAAGAGAATGATCCTCTGTCACGTCAACGAGACCCGTGTGAGTCAGAACGCGGTATATCTTCTTGGCACACTTATGCCGAATAACGCGCTTGATTGGTTGCCATCCTTTGTGAGTCCATGCTTCTGTATTATATATTTCAAGACTTTTTTTGTCAGTTCCTTTCTTCCAAAACCCGGGATATTCTTCCCAGCAATCCGGAGATGAAAGTTCATCTATCGACTTCATCTTAACAACTCCGTTTTCACGGATCAGGACAGGAGTCTCGGGCATCACAGAGTCACCATACCTCACCTTGGCGCCCGGAAAGTTGGCCTCGACATAATTCTTGGTCTGCTCGATCATCTGTCGGCCCCGCATAGTCACCGTGCTCGCGATCGCGACGAGCGGGAGCATGCCCTTGGATGCGCCCGTGAAGCCGTACATGGAATTCATGCTAATCTTGTACGCGAGCTGCTGGCCGTTGTAGACAGCCTCCATGGGCGTTCCCTCCGCGGCGGCCATCAACTTCTTGGCCTTTTTGCGAAAAGCCTTGAGGTCCATGAGGATCGCCGGGAGAAGAGATGGAACGGGAGCCTGGGCGAACCTGTGCGGACCGAACTGCTCATAGGTGATGCCGGGCAGGTTGTCGTATTTCGGATCCATGACCAGGGTCGAATAACACAGGTTCTCGGCGCACATGATGCTCGGGTACAGGCTCGCGAAATCCAGGGCCGTGATCGGGTTGTAATAGGCGCCCGACTGGGCCTCAAGGACCGTCGCGCCTTCGTACCCTTCGTCCGGTCCAGAAAGCGCGCCCCTCTTGAACGTCGGAATGATGAAGTTGAGCTGTCGGGCCTTGTAGGCCATCTGGCTGAAGACTTTAATCTGCTGGCCCCGCTCTGAAAGAAAGCTCAGGGGGACCCAACAGGCCTTGGCCATCTCGACCTGGTTCTGAATCTGGCACAACTTTTCCATGAGTTTGTGGGGCAGAATCGTATCCTGGACGCAATAGTCCGCGACCTCGCCCAGACGAACCGGGTTGCCCTCCGCGTACCGACTGAAAATCTCGCGGACCGGCATGTCGTTTTTTTGATCTTTCAAGAAATGTTTAGACACGTTGTTCAGCGAGTAGGACTCGAGCTTGTGTTCGCGCTTGACATCCTGAAAGAGGTCGAACACGTACCGACCCTTCATGGGGACCATCTTGAGCTCGTTGTTTCCGAGCGCGCTCGAACTCAGATTCTTGACGACAATTTCAGCCGGAGAGTCCTTGACGCGACCCCAGACCGGATCGAGACCCCGGGCCCGAATCATGAGATACTCGAGATCGAAACCGAAGATGTTCCAGCCGGTCACAATGTCCGGGTCGGTCTTGACGAGGTACTGCTGGAACGCCTGCAGGAGTTCCTTCTCGGTCTTGAAACTTGTGTACCCTTCAGTCTCCTTGAGACAGAGGCAGACGCGCTCAAAGTCCGGGCTTCCGAAATTTCGGGTCGTCATGCCGATCTGGAACACGACGTCGGCCGGATTTCTCGGATTTGGAAACGCCCCGGTGCTCGAATAACATTCGATATCGAACGACATAATCTTGAGGGGCGCAATGTCGTCCCGAGCGACCGGGCGCAGAACCTTCCACTTTGGCTGCCAGAGATTCAGGTCGCACGAGGTCTCGATCGTCTTTTCACATGTTCCAGTATCGATCCACCCGGTCGATGCTATTCCGGTCACGTGCATGAATCGCAGGATCGGATCAATGTTCGACTCGTGGACCGTGCATCCGTACATCTCGGGCCATTTTCTGTTCTCGATGCACCAGGCAAAGTTGCGGAGTCCTTTGTGCGACCGGAAACGGACCAGAAGAAAGTTTTCGAGTTCTCCATTTCTGAACCCCCAGAGATCGACCGAGCGGCGTCGCTCGACCGAATAGCACTTCATCTGGACAAATGAGAGATTGTCCCAGCCTTTGGGAGGCTTGATGTAAAAAAAAGGTTCGAAAGTCGTGCCGAGGGCGACAGAGCGGCCATCCTCGGCTCGGCCGAATATTCGGACCGTGTAGTGTCCTTCATCATTATCGGCACCGTCCCATGCAATTGCTTGGAAGGTTGCCATTTGTTTTACTACGTTTGTTTGTTTTAAGCGGACGTGACGTATGGCTGCAAAATGAGCTGAGCGATCCTGTACCCGGGTCGAACCACAAATGCACGCTTCTGGTCGGTGTTCAGCAGGACAACCTTGATTTCGTCGGTGTAGCCCGGGTCGATCGCGTCGGACATGATCACGAGCCCGTGCTTTACGGCGAGTCCAGTGCGATTCGCAAGACGTCCATAAGTTCCTTCTGGGAAAGTGACAGTGACTCCGGTCGATACAACCGCGCGGCAGCCAGGTTGGATGACATATTCAGCGTTGCTACATAGGTCATGACCAGCGCCCGAGGCCACGGGAAAACGTGATCCCTCGGCGACATTGAAAGTCATTCTAATTCTAGGGCCGGCCGAACCTTTAGTTAGAGAATGAGCTCGAAGACTTACAAATGCCGTGCCTCCTCCTCGATGTCGATGGGGTCATCGTTCGGGATCGGCTCCTCATGGCACATCTCAAGCACAATGTCTCTCGGTACCTCCACACGAAGCTCCCGGACTGTAAAGATCCGGTCGCGGTCAATCACAGCCTGTACATGGCCTACGGACACACGGCCCGGGGTCTCTCGAATGGGTTCGGCATAGACTGCTCGGATTTCAACCGAAAGGTCTACGACAAGAGCATAATGAATCACCTGGCCGACGTTCTCGAGCGGCCCGAATTCAAGAATGATGCCGAACATGTCAATCGAATGATTCAGTACGGATGGCCCGTGACCCTCTTTTCGAACGCGCCGCACGAATGGGTCGACCGGGTCGCCCTGGCCATAAACGACAAGGTCCGGGTCAGGTGCCCGGGTCCGGATCCCACAAAGTCGCACATGAAGCCCGAACTCGCATTCTACAAGGAGTTTGATTCGTGCCTGGATTATTATTTTGTCGATGACTCACTCAAAAACCTGGGTGCGGTCCGGAACCTGGACAACTGGTACCCGATCCACTTCAACGAGGGACCCATGGATCCTCACTGCCCATTTCCCCAAATTTCCAGGATCCAGGATCTACCCGCCAAAATAATCGAATCACGCGGGTCCGGACACACATGAGCCACCCACGATGAAGGTCCACATGAGTACGACCCAATAATTTTTTAATTTTGAATTAAAAATGCCAAAATTAATGTCAGGACCGTGTCGACCAGGGGGATCCGGATCGCATGGACACCCGTCCCTGGTTCCCCGAAGACATTTTTGAATGGACAGCTCATGAAATTATCATTGATAATTACATGACCTGTTTCAGGAAAAATACATTATACGTCATACTGCCATACTTTAATTTTTGTGGATTCAAGAGACGTCATGAATTATTCATGAATTTTGTCATTGAAATTTCAAAAATTAAGAATATAAAAATTATAGTATCCGAATTGATCGGACCGACTCCCATTGGAAAATTAAAAGCATGGAAACATCTAAAATTCAATTCCAATGATCGGCTCTGGGTAAAAGAGAATCTCATCAACAAGGGCATCGAAAGTCTCCCCAAGGATTGGGAACATGTCGCGTGGATCGATGCGGACATTCAGTTTCTGAACGGGCGATGGGTCGAAGATACTATACATGAGCTCCAGAAGTGCGACCTGGTTCAGCTCTGGCAGTCGGCCGTAAATCTCGGGCCTTGCGGGGAGACTCTCAAGGTTGACAAGAGCTTCGGGTTCATGTCCGGGCAGGGTGGCAGCCCGACCAAGGTCTATGACAACTGGCATCCTGGATATGCATGGGCATGTAATCGTCGATTCTATAACCGCGTGGGCGCCCTCATAGATTGGGCGATTCTCGGATCGGCCGATCGACACATGGCGATGGCCATGATCGGCAAGATTCTCCAGAGCGGACCGGGGAACATGCACCCTCATTACATGGACATGCTCGAAGAGTTTCAGACCAGGGTCAAAGGTCTTCACTTGGGGTGGATCACTGGGACTATCATTCACCAGTGGCACGGATCGTTCGAGAATCGAAGATACAAGGAACGTTGGAGAATTTTGACCGATAATAAGTACGACCCTTCCCTAGATATCGGAACGACCCGAGAAGGAATCATAGAGCTGACGACCCGCGGGAAACGTCTCGAGCCGTATATAAACGAATATTTTACTGGGCGCCAGGAAGATTCTTGACGGAAAGGATGACGATCGCCGTGGAAAATGTAATTATGAATATGTTCCTAAAGAAATGTTGATTTCTCATCTGGACCATGACCGGGACGAGCACCTGGCTCTCTGGGTCCTGGACCATGCGCAGGCTTTCGTGCCGGGCCCGGCACATTGGACAGTCGAGCTTCTCCTTCATGCACCGGACGAGACACTCGACGTGTAGGTTCTTTCGGCAACACCCGAGCGTCGCGACGTTGCCTGTCAGTTCATCTGTACAGATAGGGCATTCATCCATTAATGTATCACGAGAAAAATGTCTCTATTTCAATACACGAGCGATGGAAACATCGTGGAGCCATGGCTCGACGATCCAACTGAACAGCCCCCGGTCAAGCGCCCGAAACGAAACCCGCTCGGTCAGGATTGTCACCTCGGATCGGACGGGTCCGTGACCCGCGACGAGGACAAGATCATCGGGGCCCAGAGAATCTGGAAGGAGATTGCCTACGCGCCCGGGGGGATCATGTATCGGCGCGTGTTGGACCGGTGGGAATCACGTGTGAACTAAAGCAGTGCATTGCTGTACTAAAAGATGCAGAATAAACATGCAGATCAATTTATGAAAAAGATTGAGAAAATTAAAAAAGATGGAAGATGGGCACTTCAGCCAGTATTAACACCGATTGGATACGTGAGATGTTTCGGGGACAACGTATACACGAATACTATACATGATACATTCTCCAAGAGTTATCTCGCAAAATATCCATGCGCGTGTGGAAAGCCATCGACTGACAGGTGTCACGGAATTGGCGATGAACGCCCTTTACTTTTACAGCGAGCCTTGGACAAAATTACGTTTCCTACGACACATCAAGAAATTATGATTGGATATCTTCTTGAACACATACATACAGAATTTTCTCTCAAATGCAAAACGTGTCATCGAAATGAAAATCTGGGTATATAATATGACCCGTTTCAATTCGCTCATCAAGGAATCGAAAAAGACCAGGCGTGAAATGCTCCTCGGAAATACGAAACCATTCGTGGTCACGCCGTACCGGGACCGAAAGGGCCGCGTCATATACAAGGCTGTCCGGGAGACTTATTTCGTAATTTCAAACTACCGTAAGTACTATGGCATCAAGGCCGCAGGTCCGGCCCATCTGATAAAGAATGCCCCGAGGGCGATCCGTCCAAAACATTTTAAATAGTACATGGGGATCCCACTCGACGCGCTGTGCAAGACGTGCGTCTTCTATAATCCAGCCCTGAAGACATCCATCGTGGCCGTATCAAAGACGCGCAAGTTTTATGACTTTGCCAAGAGCGTCCGTCTGGACCCCGAGCGATGCGGCCCGGATGCCAAGTTTTTCATCAAGAGGCCCGAGTTGGCCATCTCACTTAGGGACTGGGAGCCCTAGAAGAGTAGAAATGAAAAAGACATATACTCTAGATCTAGAAGATACTATTCAAATTCACTTTACTTCTTATA